TGGCGAGAGGCTTGTTGATTTGCTCAAGTCTCCTGAGAGCGAATATCGCAACTCGCAGATCGACGACATTGTCGAAGGGCTTTCTCCGTCCAAGAAGGCAAAGCTCGGTGCGCTGATCGTGAAGTACGACGAAATCAATGGCGAACGCGCGTCAGAGATTTCCGAGGCGAAAGCTGATTACGACGCCATCATCTCGAAGTACCAGCAGGACAACGAGGAGGGTACTAAGGCTGCGCTAGAGTCGGCCACCAAGACCTGGGCTAAGGTGAGCGAGAATGCTCGCGCGCTTGAAATCTTTGAACCGCGCGAAGGTGATGATGAATGGAACACCGAGTTGAATGGCCGACTGAGTCTCGCCCAGCAGATCTTCAACGGCGAGAACAGTGAGGAGGATCTTGCCAAGGCGGCTCTGTGGGCCGCTGCTGCGCCGAAGTACCGCGAACTGCTCTATGCTCAGGTTGAGGTGAACAAACGCCTGCAAGCTGAACTCTCAAAGTATCGAGGAAGCGAGCCTGGAGTTACCTCGAAAGCGACATCTGGCAGTTCTCGTCCCTCGAACACGAACACCGCGAAGAGCGAAGACTTTGTTGCCAGCGTGATGAAGTCGCTCGGACGCTAAAACAATTATCCCCCGATGGTTCTCATTACCACCGGGGGATTTTCGTTTAAATCACTTACGATAAGGACCGCTTCCGCTCGGAACCGGCTTTGCAACCGGCTTAATCGGAGGCTTCGGCGGAGGAGACTGCTTGTAAGGTCCGCTGCCGCCTACCTTAACAGACGGCGAACCTTTGTACGGTGCGTTATTGCTCATTCTTTTGGGAGTGCATACCAGCCTTCATGGATGGTAATACGGTTCTGACTACGCACCGATTTGCCGCTCGCGTCAACGACCCAAACCTTAGCCTTAACGTCCTCAGCAAACCTCACCGGCTCACCGTGGGGGACGTAAATCACTCGGCTCGCGCAGCTCACGCTCATGCTCGCGCACACGATCAAGAAGACCGCGCTTAAGATCAGGTTGTTTCTTGGCGTCTTCATTTGTTGTGTCCTGCTTGGTCAGCGCATGAAGCCAGATGACCAGCTTCATAACGAGGTCGGCCAGGAAGTTCATTCCGTCTGTTTAGCGGGTGCAGCAGCGGCTGATTGCTTGTTCTTCCACATAGACCAAGCGACGCCAGAAATGCTGACAGCAGCACCGGCCAATTCAGCAACCTGATCGGCGCTGGCCAACCCTTTGGCAACGATGAATCCACCGGCAGCGGTCAGGATGTGGCGGAGAAGAGAGGAGATATTAGCGTTCATTTGTCGTTTTTGAGTTTGCGATAAAGTTCGACTGCTTTCACGACGCAAGTAAGAAGCGCGGCGAGCGCGCCAAGTGCCAATGACGCAGTCTTGAGATGAGGATCGGAGAATACCGCGTTCCCCAGAATGCCGATGGCCGGACCACCGACGCCGATTGAGATGTCTCTTAAAAATGCGTGGTGGTCCGTCATCGTGGTGGTTAGTTAGTGTCCGCCTGCGATTGCTTGGCAGCTTCCAAAATCAGTTCGGCCAGAGGTACGCCGACCTTTGCATTCTGGAAACCGCCAGCCTTGATAGCGATATCGATGAGTTGGAGGAGTTGATTGGTCTGCTCAGTGGTAAGTTCGATTGTAATCATGCCGCCGGAGCATCCGAAACAACCGGCTGTTCGTCAACAGCGGCGACAGGAGTTTCCGCATTGACGATCGGCGGCTCCACCTGCGGCAACATCGGAGGAACGATCATCTCGGGCTGGGGCGGAGGAACCGGCGGTAACCACGGCAGCGGCGGAGCGATGATCGGCGGGTTGATCTGGTTCTCGATTTGGAGCGTCACGTTCGCCTCAATCGCGTTCTGATCGACTCCGTTGCTGAAGCACCAGCCGAGGACTTGATCCTGCGTCAGGTCTTCGTAAGGCGTGAAGTTCTCGCTTGGCGGCTGGAACGAGCAGGAGCCGTAGCAAGTGCCGCTGTACTGATCCTGCGAGCCGTTGCAACGCCAATCGGCGGTAATCACAACGTCCGTGAGAGTGCCTTCGGTCGGTTTGACCAACAGGCGTTCGATGATCCAAGAGAGGGTAATCATGGGATTAGGCGAGAGTGATGTTGGCGACTCGTGTCGTGCCATCGGATCCGCGATAGCTGAAGCGGAGGTTGGTGTTGCTGGTAGCGTTGACGGTAAGCTGGCCGTTGGTAATCAGCGTGGCGGGAGTTGCGGAAGATTGCAGAATCAGATTCCCGCTGGCATCGAGCGTCATCGCTTGGGTCCAAGTCGAAGCAGTCGCGCCAGCTCCTGAGCTGTTTGTCGGAGCGATCAGCCAGCTCCATCCAGCCGATCCAAACTCATGTCGTCCACCCAGTCCGTCGTAAGCGTATTTGTAAGCCGGACCAGTGGAGTCATAGTACGAATTGAAGAACATTTCCGACACATTGCCGGTGCCGTTCAATGCTAGGAACGCAGCGGCTTTGCCAGCCACCTCAATGCCTCCGCGATTGGTAACCCAAGTCTTTGGCGTAACCCCCACGCCGACGTTGCCGGTGGCGTCGAGCGTCATCACGTTCGCAATCGACGCATTGCGGAAGATCAGCGGTCCTTGTCCGCCATTCGCCCACGAATAACTGATCGTTGTGCCAGCGGCGTTTGTCGCGCCATCAGCGGTAATGTTAAGCGTCGCTTTGCTGCTGTAGATATTGATTGCGTTGGCAGTCGCAGAAACGCTGCTAAGCGAACCAATGGTAAGCAAACGACCATCAGAAGGTGCGCCCCCCACGCCCAGCCCCGTGGAGTTCAGGGTCATGGCGGTGGTGCCATTGATGTAGTGCGTCCATGAACCAGAAGCACCGGGAATGTATCTCATCACGTCAGCAGCCGCAGTAATATCGTAAAACGCAAAACCGTTTGTTCCATTGTTGTCGATATCAACATACAAACCGTAGTCTTTTGCGGAGTTTCCAATCCTTAGATGATACTGATTTGCAGCACCTTTATTGAATCTGGCAAATGTTCCTCCTACCACATCAAGAAGAATGCCAGCAGTTGGGGTTGTAGTACCAATACCAACACCAGTCGATGTCACTGCCAACTTATTCGTCCGCACCGTCAGATCGCCGGTGATGGTGGCGGAGCCAGGAACGACGATGTTATTGCCGCTCGGGCCGGTAGCCGTGTACAGCTCCGTAAAGTTCTGATTGCAGTAATCGAACGAAGTGCGAAGCGGAGTTCCCGTTCCGTCGTTCGGTGCTGCGCCGATATTGATAGTTTGCTTTGCCATGTTGGGTGTTAAAGGGTTTTACCGTAGATTAAAATTGAGTCTCATCCGCCGTTATCGTCGTTACGTCAGCCGTAATTGACGTCAAATCCGCCGTAAGCGGAAATCCGACCGCGCCGCCAGTGGAATCCGAAATACGACTCAAAAGCGCCAACTCAAGCATGTCCACCTCCCACGGAGAACGACATCCAGTTGCCGAAACCTCGGCGATAAGCTGAGCAGCTTCGGTACAGGTTATGGATGAGTCGGCCATATTATTAGTCTGCTACAATGAACCACGCCGTTCCATTGCTGATGATCGAAACTTTGGACCAGTGCGTCGTCAAAGAATAAGTTGCCGTTCCGTCAATCGTTTCGGAACCAAACGGATCGACAGTGACATGGTTCGCGCCAGCATTCACGCGCTTCACGAAGAATATCCGCCCATTGGCCGTTGCCGCCGGGGGAAGCGAAACCGTAATCGCTGCCGCTGTTGAATTGGCGATAATCGCGAAATCACTCGAAACGATTGAAGTGGATGCCGTAACCGAGCGAACCGTTCCAAACGAAGCAGCATTTGCCGCAGCCGTTCCAGCGCCATCAGCAATACGATTGAGAAGTGCCAACTTGGCCATATCACGCTCCCACGGCGAGCGGCACCCAAGAGGGCTAACCTCGCTTAGCAGCGTTGCCGTTTCAGCGCATGTAATGTCAGCCATATCGTTTTAGCGTTTCGGTTATCGTGCCATCGGACCAGCGCCGCGCTGCATCACCTCGGCAATGAAACCGCCGCCGCCAGGAGTAGACTCCTCCATCTCCTCGCCCTCCTCATACTCCTCCTCGCCTCCCTCGGCCATCTTCTTACCCTTAGACTTCTTCTCGTAACCAGGGATGGCCATGCCATCAATCTCGATGACTTCCGCCTTGCCGCCCTTGCCAAGAACGATAGTCGCCATAGTCTGGAACGCTTCGCCCTCCGCAAGGTTCTCGGGGATTTCGACGCCTTTGGGAATGGTAAATACCGGCATGAAGCGAGCATCAGACTCATGGCATGTATGTCAATCAAAAACCCCCCACCAGCCTTTCGGGCCGATGAGGGGCTGCTCCAACAACGGAGCTGTGAGACAAACAACCTATGAGATAATCCGGTCGATAGATTGAGACGAGGATGCGTCGATGGCAAGGGGCATTTTTGAACCTTTTGAAATGTTTTCGAATGCTGTGAGCGGCTGAAGATTTGTCCAGTGGCAGAGCTTCTTCACTTCCTCTGGCGATTTCGCGGAAATCAGCGGAACGATGTGGTCGATGTGCCAGTGCTTTCCGTAGTTCTCCCAGGTCATACCATCTTTGAATTTCGATTCCAGATGCTTGCGAAGACCGTCCCTTGAACAGCCGATGATTTCGAAGCTGCTCATCTCGCCTTTCTGGCTAACGTCAAGATATCGCCTGATTGAGCGACGCATTGAGTTGGCCAACCTAACAATCGGGTTTCCAGCTCTACGCTTAGCAAGCGCCTTGGAGATTTTGTCTCGGTTTTCTGTGCCGTACTTCTGCTTGGCCAGCTTGATTTTCTCGGCGTTTTTGGCGCGGTAGAGTTTTCGGCGCTCGCGTATCGCATCTGCATTTTTGATCCGATACTGACGCTGATTTTCAGCGTACTCATGCTTCATCGAGCTGTATCGATTTTTAAGTCTTTCGATGCTTTTCCGTCTGTTTTCTTCAAAAACTTCAGGTGTAACCCAGTATTGGAATGGGCTTCCATCAGGATTCTTTCCACAAAAACCCCAGAAAATCATCCCGTCGTCGCGCTTTGTTCCTCTTGATGTGTGCATGAAAAACTCCGCCACAGGTGTAACCCATGACGGAGTTTGTGTCAATCGCCAGCTCGAATTACGAGCAGATGATCGTGGTCAAAGCGCCGGTGCAACGACGGAAGATGATCGTCATGCCCTGATTCGTGAAAATCGGCTCGGGCGCGTGAATGAACTCAGCGTAGTGCTGACCCTTCTTCTCCAGAGGATCGGCGCAATCCACATCGAGCTTGTACGCGCCAGTCACCCACTGCCACTCGCCCATGTAGTTGGTCGGCATCCAGCTCAAATCACCAACACGGTTCACAGGACGCACGATGTGCGACTTGAACACATACGGGGTGACAACGAACGCAGCCTCGTACGGGGCGGTCGTCCAGCTCGAGTTGACGCTGAACACCGTACCCTTAGTGCCATTGGCGCTGGTGAACGGCTGAACCAGCGTGTACTTGCCGCCAGCGTAGGTGAAGCGGGGCGGGAACAGATTCGGAACGTGCCGGAAGTTCTTGATGACCCGGTTCGCACCAATGCGCTTGAGCAACTCAGCGCCGCTGCCGCTGCCCATATCAGCCTGACGCAGATCCTCACGGAACGCGGGGTTGTTCTGAGCGATGCGCTGCGAAGCCTCCAGACCGATGTAGAGCGGGAACACCGGGCCGTCGCTGCTGTAGCTGATGAAGCCAGAGCTATCAGGATTGGTAGCGCCGTTACGGATCAGCGTGGCAGCAGCCACATCGAGCATCTCCTGCGTAAGCTCGGAGGTGGACTGATTGAGCGCCTGACCAACGGAGCCGGTCTGAATCCAGGGCAACTCATTCACGCCAGACGGAATCGTCTCAACCTGAGTGAAGGACGAGTCGGCCACAGCCTTGATGGCATACTTGGCGAACATGTTCTGGTAACGGGTTTCCCAAGAACGCTGCGCGCGGATGGAGAGCTTCTCCAAGTACACACGCAAGAACGCCTCGACGCGATGATCGAAGGTCAGATCATCCTTACACAAGAGCGGACCTTTGAGGGCGAAACGCTCAGGACTCCAGGTAACGGCATTGTAGCCGACCGGAACGTCATTGTAGGTGACATCGCAAGCGCCAGCGTTATCGCCGGGATTGCCGCTGGCGAGCGTGATGGCCGACCACTCCTCAGCCGCAGTCGGCTCGATGGAGGTGGTGGTGAACGAGGTCTGGGTCAGACCAGTACCCTGAGGATACTCGCCGCGCTCAATCATGTTGAGCCACATCGAGCGGTACGAGGCGCGTTTATAAACGTCCTGAGCGAGCGACTCGGTAGCCACCGCAAAGGCGTTGAAGACATTAGGACAGGCCATGAGATTATGAAATTAAACCGACGTTATCTGCGTTATGGTTGGCCATCCATCCACCACACGGTGGCTGATTATCCAACCTGCTACACGCGGAGTGTCATTGCCGCTTAGACGGTTTTGCGATGGCTGACCAAGCCTCCGCATTGCTTAAGGTCGTTACGCGCACTGACGCACAAGGGCGACTAAAGTGTCAATCACAATTAGTAATTGGCCTCAAACTCATCGGTCAGCTCCGATTGCTCCGCCATGTAGCTCTTGTATCCACAAAGTAGGCCAAGTTTATGAGGTTGGATGATATGCTCCTTCGCGATGACTCCACGGAATGTGTACGGACCTGGAAAAGTTCCTGTCATCAGAGCGTAGAAATCAACAGCCTCAGTTTTCACACCCTTACGCGCATCGACCAATAGCTTTCCATTGTCATACTTGGTCGTTTTAACATCGATGCAAAATCCCGGTGGCGGCGGGACAATCGCGTCATAGAGCGGATGCGGAGGATTACGATCCGTATCCAGATCAGGATAAACATTGAACAGCTTGCAGAAAGCTAACTCGCCGCAGATTCCCTCAAGATCGACCGTATGCGGATCTTCCGCACTGATTTTTAGGTTCACCACGTTGAAATATCGATTCTTACCATTTCGATTCTTGGCTACGAAATGGGCGAGCTTACGCTCCGCTGTTGAGAGAGAAATACTTTGACCAATTTTGATTTTGTTTAGCATGGTCAAAAAGGCGGAAAATTTTTGAGGGGGGTATCGTAAACGAAGCCCACCCCCAAAAGGGGGCTGTACCCTGCCAGTCCCCATCGCCTATTCCCCGGCCGAAAACAATCCTTTTCTGTCATTAGCAAATCTAATCCAGTCCATTAGAACGCCAACGATGCCCAATGTGTGTTATATTCACTTTGTTTCGGATTCTTTCACTTCGATTTCCATCGGCATTCTGTCAGGCATCGATCCAAGTAAATTGATGCTCACACTCGCTTGTTCTCCAGTTTCGCTCCATCCGAAAACCA